TGGTCATGGGTTGATGATGAGACAACTACCGACTCTGAAGGTAATTCATCGACTACAAGTTACGGTGGCACCACGTCAACTTCATACACTGCATTCACTGTAGACTGTAGTCCTGACCCTGGTAGCACTAATGTCCCTAATGCAGATTGTTGGGATAAGTATGTGCGTGCCACAGGAGCGCCCTCAGACGCTCCTCTGGACGTTTACTGTGGATATGATACAAGTGGTAATGGGATAGGTGGACAGCGATTCTGGGAGATCAGAGGACCCGCTAACGGCACGGTGCCTGATGGATATACAACACCAACTGGACCAGTGAATCCCTTCTGCTCTCAATGCACAGGATCATCAACATATCCCACATGGTCTATTGTCTTTGGCGGTGGACCTCCTGCTTGTGGTCTAGATAATGTGAATGATGCATCTATCGCTGTTGACCCCCAACGTATTTACGATCATGGAGACGGTGTGGGTAAAGTTATGCAGATGGGATCATACGATGGCACCATGCTAGTCAGAAACTGGTTGACTGGTGGCTCGATTCAACTTGGTAGGACCATCAGGAATATGGGCAACCCATACTTTGACGAATGTGATGGACTCAATTCCTGGAGAGCAGGTAATTCAATTAACGACGACATCCTTTAACTATGGCATATGGATTTCTAAAACCTGTTGCATCACTGAATGGTCTACCATGCTCTGGACATGGACTTTGTATACCATCCACCATTCACTCTGTACAGGCGTGTGGCACCCCTCCAATCCCCTACAGCATCGTTATTAAGAATTTTACATGCTGGTGGCCCCCTTTGCCCCTAATTCCGTTGACAGCGATCAACCCATTTAGGGCAACAGTGCTGGTAAACATGATTCCGATCATGTTGATGGGTGATGTTTTCATCAATCACCCTGCAGTTTGCTCAAATATCATCATTTACCTGTGCCCTTGTGGCAAAGCAATTTGTGCAATCCCAACTCCTATCCCATGTAGTCCCTTAACTATTGAAGATATGGGTGTTATTGGACACCCAAGAGTTGTTATGGCAACAACTTTGACAGTCTTTGCACTGAAATTGCCTGTTGCACGCATCCTAGACCCCCTCGGAGTCGGATTTCCTGGTTTCTCTTACCCTTGTTCGTCGGTTGTTGCCTTTGGACACCCCACTGTGCTTGCCTCATGAAGCAAATCTGCTATAATTAGTAGGTCCACAACGGAGAAAAATGGCAACTCGAAGCAAAGTCGGTATCTCAGGCACTAATTTCATGCCTGGCAAACCCAAAGCAACTCGACAAGGATCATCTAAAAACACAAAGTATGCCGCGACATCACGAAACAACGCGAAAAAGAGATACCGTGGTCAAGGACGATAAGGTGAAGACCACGCCTGAGTTGGTAAATGAAGCAAACAACGCACTTTACCATGCAACAATGAATCTCCCACATGCAGCAAAGCACTGTGGCATGACAGAAAGGGAGATGAAAATGACATTTAGAGAATTCCTCAAGTATCAGGAGCAATAATCATGCGAGATCTCCTCTTCATCAGTCAGGATAAGGAAATGGCTCTCATCCAAGAGCTGATTTACAAGATCAAGATGGCACGTCTTGACATTCATCCGTCCAAAACTTGCTTTCTTTGTGTCTCTCCTGACTATTCAAGCATCGTTGCTCAACATTTGAGTCACGGTTTGTCGATGGATGGGGAGATTTTTCATATTGAAGCAGTAAATGTCAACTTTCCAGACGAAAGTCCTAAAAAATATCAGATAGATTTCAGTCTCAACTATGCAGAGTGGGTCTTAGAATGGGACAACTTTGTGCTTATCGAAGCAGGAGTGATCAGAGGTGGCACTTACACCTGGATTACCAAGGCAATGGAAGACTTCTCACCTGAAAATTACTATACTGTTGCACTTGCTGAGAATACTGGAAGTCAATTCCAGTCTGATTTTGTCGGATTGTATTACGACGACAGTAAAGAAGACCTACATTATTGGTGGGAGCGTCCCAATAATCATTGGGATTGGCACTAAATAACTTTATGCACTATGCAGGAGACTAACAATGGCTAATTCACCAGTACCTGACCAGGGAAAAGCATTCCTGGAATCTGGGATGACGCTAATAACTGATCCTAGAAGTGATAAATATCTCAACATGGCGCGTAAGCGCCAATCCGATCCACCCAAAGATCGGAATTCAAAATGGTGTGGTGGTAAAAATGGGTTTGACGACTATGTAGAAAGGATGTAATGGCATCTTACAGATTCAGATCCGAGAAATACGTCAGTAGAGGATACAAAGACTTGTCTGTTTCATTCAAGTCTAATCCATCTACTGGCGATTTTGGCATAGTTAAGAATGAAAATGCGATTAAGCAGGCAGTAAGAAACCTTTTACTGACTGATCTCGGTGAAAGACCCTTCCAACCCTCTGTTGGGTCAAGGATTAAGGGTCTTTTGTTTGAGCCTTGGGATGTTTTTAGTGCAGATGAGATCAAAGGTGAGATTAGAAACTGCTTGAGTCGTCTAGAACCTAGAATTCAAGTCACAAAAGTGACTCTTACTGATGATTCTGACCTAAATGCTATTGCAGTTGAGCTTGATTATACCATTGTTGGTGAAACTGTCGTCCAAACTATCGAGTTTCTCTTAGAGAAGGCATAAAATGTCCGCAATTCCCTCACAACTTACGTCTCTGGACTTCTTTGAGATCAAAGAATCCATCAGATCTTACCTCAGGACTCGTAAAGAGTTTTCAGATTACGATTTTGAGGGAAGTAGCGCATCGTACTTGATCGATATCCTCGCTTATAACACATATTATACAGCATTCAACGCTAATATGGCGCTGAATGAGTCATTTCTTGAGACTGCAACCGTTAGAGACAACATTGTCCGCATTGCGAAGCAGTTAAATTACACTCCTAGGTCAATTAAAGCGCCTAAAGCGTGTATTTCTCTTGAAGCAAAAGCAGAATTGTCGCTGAATGGCATCACATTCCCCGAATTTGCGACTTTGCAGAAGGGAGATGTCTTTGTTGCGGAGAATGCACTCGATTCTTTCACGTTTACACTCACAAAAGACATCACAGTCCCCGTAAATTCCTCAACTGGGATCGCGATGTTTGATAATGTCGTCATTTATCAAGGAAATCTGCTCACATACAACTATACAGTTGATTATACGAAGCAACAAGAGTTTCTGATCCCCGCAGAAAACGTAGATACCGATCTTCTCAACGTTGATATCTCTCCAAACGCACAATCTTCGGAAACTGACACATACAGTCTCGTAAATAACGCGACTGCGTTGACCGAAACCTCCAGAATCTACTATTTGGAGGAAACTGATGACCTCAGATACCGCTTAATCTTCGGTGATGGCGTTTTGGGGCGCAAATTGATCGATGGTGAATTTATCAGACTGGAATATGTGCAAACTGACGGTGTAGCAGCAAACGGATCGAAGTCATTTAGCTTTATTGGTAACATTGTTGACTCTGATGGGCGCGTATTGCCCACTTCAGGTATGAATCTGACTGTCAAAGAAGCAGCACAGCAAGGTGAAGACCGCGAATCGGGTCTGAGCGTCAAATTCAGAGCACCTAGAGCGTATGCAACGCAAAACCGTGCTGTGACTGAGAATGATTATGAGCACATCGTCTCTGAAGTGTATCCCCAAGCGGCAGCAATTACTGCATACGGTGGAGAGAGACTTTCTCCTCCAATCTACGGCAAAGTCTTTATCGCTATCCGCCCTAAGACGGGCACAAAGCTCAATGCGAGCACAAAAGCGAAAATCAAGAATGATTTGAAGAAGTTTGCGGTTGCATCGATCGAGCCTGTCATCGTTGATCCCACTTCTTACTACATCATTCCCAAATCTTACGTTTACTACGACGGAAACGCAACTTCCAACACTGGATCGGGTATTGGCACCAAAGTGCTGCAGTCAATTGATCAATTTAACAAAGCAGGTCAAACAAACCGCTTCAATAACCGTATTGACGGATCTAAGTTTGGTGCTGTAATTGATCAAAGCGATACATCCATTGCTGGTAGCGTAACTCAGATTACTTTGGGTCAAAATCTGGATCAATTTACTTGGGGTAACGTATTTACCCAATGTTTAGACTTTGGTAACAGAATTTACGATCCTTCAGCCTATGCTGGCGACGAGCCTAAGAATGGAGACGGCACAGACCCTGATGGTAACGTCGGTGGCACAAAATGTGACCCCTCATTCTCTGTGGTCAAATCTGGCACATTCTATGCAACTGGTTATACCGAAGATTTGGTAAACCTTGCACTTGACGAATCAACTGGCGCTCAGATCATCACCCCTGCGTTTAATTCCAACGTTGCAACTGAAGTCCTGGTCCCTGTCAACATCAGAGACGATGGTAAGGGCAACTTGATGCTGGTTACCAAGCGTGATGAGACAGAATTGATTCTCAACCCAACCGTTGGCACGGTTGACTACGAATCTGGCAAAGTTTGCGTTGGTCCTCTGGCAATTTCGGATACTCCCGATAATACAGAAAGACTACCCATTCAGGTCGTGCCTTACAGTGGATCTATCGATATTCCACCTGGCGTTGACCCCACAATCTTTAATCCTGCGGTTAATCCAATCGACTTTACGATTAACACAATCCCTGTCCCCTCCTTCGATCCCAACAACTTCTCGGGATACAACTTCGGTCCTACAGGGGGTATAAATATCATTGATTACCCAATGGATTCTTTCGAGTATCCAGTGCCAGACGGTTGTTTCTGAGATAGATGCAAAACAAAAACATTAACGTATCTGATCGCGTCGAAGGTCAACTACCTGAGTTTATCAGGGAAGAAGATCAGCAGTTTGTCAACTTTCTCTTCGAGTATTATAAGTCTCAGGAGAAAACAGGCAGACCGTATGATATCCTCAATAACCTTCTCAATTATCTCGACATAGACGAGTATAATGCTGAGCAGCTTTCTAGTAGCACACAACTGCTTTCCAATGTTGGTCTTTATGAAGACAAACTGGAAGTAGAGGGTATTGATGGATTCCTGGATCAGAATGGATCCATCATGATTGATAATGAAGTCATGTATTACGAGTCTGTAACTCGTGGTCCTGACGCTATCATCACTCCTGGCGTATCTATCGCTCAGTTTGATAAGAAGAAACAACAACTGGAAAATCCTTTTACACTGTTCGATGGTGTAAGGTCACAATTTCCTCTGAGTTTCCTTGGCACTCCCACTTCACCCCCAAGTGCTGAGCACCTCCTTGTAGTCACTTACAACTACTTCAATATCCCTGGGGTTGACTACTACCTTGAGGGAGATGAGATTCGTTTCACCACTCCACCCCGTCAGAGGACTGGTGTTGACAATTCAGACTTTACTCAGATCATTTATCTGGTTGGTTATGCAAACCAACCTATTTTGACATTGGATGCTGTCTCTTTTGAAGAGTGGCAGGGTGGTCATGAGTATCCAATGCGTCTCAATACTCAGGCATATCGTCCTACATCAGAAATTGGTCTGATTGTCCATAGAAACGGTAGACTCCTCAAACCATATGAGGATTATTCTGTATTTGAAGACAAACTGATCTTTGATGCACAACTGGGTGCTGCTGATATCATTCACATCCGCTCTGTTGAATATATTGCACCATCATTTGGATCTGGTGCAGATGCTATTGTCCAGGTAGCAGAAAGTGGTGCTATTGATCGTCTGATTCCTAAGTCAGGTGGTAGTGGTTATCGTCTGGACTTTAATCCTAAGGTTACCATCATCTCAAATAATGGTAATGGTGCAACTGCCAAGTCATTGATTGGTGGTGTTAAGGATATTCGTCTTATTGATGGTGGTCAAGGTTATTCATCATATAACCCACCCACTCCAGTCATCTCAGAACCCACAAACAGCAGTGGTAGCTTTGCTGTGTTGTCTCTGACTGTTGATGACACAACAGGACAAGTTGATTCCGTTACCATCGAGAATTCTGGTAGTGGATATGACTTCATTCCTGCTATTACATTTAGAAACCCCAGTGGTGCTGCATGTGGACAACCTCAGATTGATTCTGAAGGTAGATTGGTTGCCAATAGCATTGCTGTATCTGAAATGGGTCAGGGATATTCCAATCCCCCTATTGTCTATATTGATCCCGCCCCAGAAGGTGGTATCAATGCTCAGGCAGTTTCCAGAATTAACCAAGATGGTCAGGTCTACGAAGTCCTGATCACAAATAGAGGTAGAGGGTATCTCACACCTCCTAGGACCCGTATTATCCAACCTGTGGGCGCACAGGTGCTTGATGTGACGGTTGCATCAGGATCTGTCACCAATATCGAAATGTTGACTGGTGGACAGGGTTATACTGACGCTCCTTCTGTTTATATTGTCGATGATCGCAAAGATGCTTACGGTGAGCCTATTGGCGGCACAGGAGCAGAAGCAATTGCAACGATCTTCAATGGTGAGATCACTGATATTAACGTTGTCAACTTTGGTGAAGGATATTCAACTGAATTCCCTCCCAAGATCTACATTGCAGAGCCTCGTGCTGCCAGAGCGTCTGTAGACGTTGGTTTTGACGAAGTTACTGGTTTTGACATTATTGAGCGTGGTGAAGGTTACTCACCTTCGGCATTCTTGGGTGTTTCTCGTGGTGTGTCTGGTCCTGTTGGATATGATCAACTCCACAACGAAATCTATGCTGGAGAGTCTGCTCTGAGGCAGTCCACACACCCTCAGGGGTCTGTTGTGACTAATTTGGACTCTCTCTTCCTGAGAGAAGTCTTTGATAAGTTTAGAAGACAGTTTCTGCCTACTATTGACGTTGACTTTGCTAAGGTCAACCCAATTCAGGTCATTAAGACCATTAAAGACTTCTATATCTCAAAAGGCACCGAGCTTGCTACTCAGTATCTGTTTAAGATCCTGTTTGGTGAAGAAGTCTCTATCTTCTATCCCAAAGATGAGATTATTAGTCCCTCCCATGCAACTTGGGTGGTTGACACCGTGTTGCGTGCTGAGTTGCTCGAAGGTGACCCAAATAACCTGATCGACTCTCAGTTGAATCAGTATGCCGACCCCGTTGACCAGAATATCAAGGCAGCGTCTGCTCTGATTGAAAACGTCATCACTATTATTGAAGGCACAGACACAATCTACGAATTGGCAATCTCAGAGGAAACTCTGACTGGCGAATTCAAGATTCCTTACAAAACTAGCCTCGTAGAGCCTCTGACTACTGATGGTCAGATTATTACCGTTGACTCTACTATTGGATGGCCATCTAGAAACGGCACAATCCGTATTAACGACCAGGAAGAGGTCCAGTATAAGGAAAAATCACTCAACCAGTTTATTGAATGCACCAGAAGCAGAAATGGTGTTGTTGAGGACTGGGATCCTGGCACTGTGGTCCAATCTGACATCTTTGTGTATGTCAACAGAGGCACAGACCAAGAATGTAAGATGCGTGTCTTGGGTATTGCTGAAGCAGGCACTACCGTCCTGGATGACACTGGATCTTACTACATTCAGGGTGACAAACTGAAAGTTGCTAACCTGGGATCGACAGCACTCGATGAGAGACTGTCTTCTTGGTTGTATAACGTCAAGAAACTCATTCAAGTTGATCGCATTGAGTCTGGTGGTGTTAATAACCAGACTGCAACTGTTTATTGCAATAACCCCCACGGTCTTCTGGTTTCTGATCAGGTGACGATCTATGGTGCAAACCCCGTTGTGTATAACGGCACCTTTACCGTCACATCTCGTATTGACCCCCTGACCTTCTCCTATCAACTGAATACACCTACTGATATTATCCCTCAAGGTAATATCCTGTTGTCAGTTGACCTTAACAGAGGTAAGTCTGATCAAGAGTCAATCAACAAAGTTATTAGTGAGTTTACGACTAATATCCAAAACTCCTTCTTTAATAATGATTATGTGTATGTGGCAGCATCTGGTCTGCCCAACTATAAGATTGGTCCTTTCACAGGGTCAGCACTCATCCCTGGTAACCAGCGTAAACTGCTGAGATTCCCCAGAAACGTCCAGACTATCTCTGAGCGTCAGAATGTTGCTGCAAACTCACCTATTGGTGCATGGATCAATGGTGTGTCTATCTGGTCCTACAAGTCTTCTGAGTATGTCCAGTTTGGACCTCTGACTGGTATTACAGTAACTAACCAGGGCGAAAACTATGACGCTGGTAACAAACCCAACCTTGAGATTACAGGTGGTGGCGGATCAGGTGCTTCTGGTGAAGTTATCGTTAATGGTAGTCTGACATCATTTACTGTCACTAACCAAGGTAGTGGTTATACCGAGTCTCCTCTGGTTTCTATCGTTGGTGGCGGTGGTAGTGGTGCAACTGCACAAGCAGTTATCACTGGCGGACGTGTTACCAGAATCTTGGTTGAGCAGCAAGGTAGTGGTTATGTTTCACAACCTAGCGTTGCTATTACTGGTGGCGGTGGCACAGGTGCAACAGCGGTTGCTAACGTCCGTGGTCCTATCTCTGGTGTTAATATCACTAACTTTGGATCAGGATATACCTCAGATCCTCAAGTTAGAGTCAACTCTGGTGAAGGTGCTCTGGCACAACCCATTGTGATCAATGGTCGTATTGTTTCTATCGCTATTATTAACTCTGGTAGTGGTTATACTACTGCACCTAACGTAATCATCAATGGTGATGGTTTCGGTGCTATTGGTATTGCAACTATCGGCACGACTGGTGAAGATAAAGGTCGTGTGCTGTCTGTGACTATCACAAACAGAGGTGTTGGTTATACCCAAGGTAATACCACTGTTAGATTGCAGTCTATTGGTGAATTGGCAACATTCACCCCTGAAGTCTTTAAGTGGAATAGAAACCTTCAGTATGATCTTGTCAATAAGTATGACTTCTCTAGAGGATACGTCTTCACTGGTTATAACAACCAGTTTGGTGGTGAGTTTGCTCACCTGAGTGATCCTAAAGAGTTGCGTTATGTGGTTGGTGATAACGTATTCCTTAATCCTGTAACTCAGCAATTCCAAGAGCTTGAGTCAAACTACAAGCACTCCCCAATCATCGGTTGGGCGTTTGATGGTAACCCCATTTATGGTCCTTATGGATATATCGATCCTACTGACCAAAACAGTGGTATCAGAAGACTGCGTACGTCCTATAAACTGAAAGATAACGTTGTTTTCGATCAAGCGACCAATCCAAACCCTGCTCGTGTAGATGGTCCAACCATCGCTGACTACCCTGCAGGATCGTTTGTTGCAGACTACACCTACGACTTCCAGTCGGGTGACCTTGACAACTATAATGGACGTTTCTGTAAGACACCTGAATACCCCGATGGCACTTACGCATACTTTATCACAATTGATGCGTCAGACGCTGGTATTGCAGAATTCCCATACATTATTGGACCTCAGTTTAACTCTCTGCCCGACAACTGGAATTTCGACCAGGCAGCAACACAGGAAAACATCCCTGCTGACGTTGTAAGATATAGAGATCCTTATGTTGACGTTGATATTGATATCGATCGTCAACCTAACCAAGAAGCAGATGTCCTGACGACTGAGATCGAAGGATATCCCATCATCTTTGAGATCCAAGATAGCAACAATGATGGTCTGATCGATGCTTTAGAGCAGCAAGAGATCCTTGAGATGTCTGAAGAGGCAACTCTGCAGATCTATGACTACTTCCCTCAGGTTTCCGAAGAATCTAGAGTTGACATCGAAGTTGAGACAACCACTCAGTTTGAGAATGCTCAGATTGATGGTTTTGTGATTGAAAACCCTGGTGAGTCTTATCAGGTTAATGATACTGTCTTCTTCGACAATGAGGGCACTGGTGGATTCGGTGCATCTGCAATTATCGAATCTGTTAAGGGTCAAACTATCCTTGGTTACACCAAGGAGATGATTGGTGATCGTCCTTACGGTGTTATCACTACTGATGTTGAGCATGAGCTGCGTGCTCAAGACCAGATCATCGTTAACTCACGTCCTATTACTGATAACACCAACAAAACTTTCAAAGTTAAGGTTGTTGCTGGTGTTGAGAATATTCGTGTCCTGCAAGAAGGTATTGGATACAACGCTGACATCCCTCCTACCTTTGAATTGATTACATCTCAAGGTCAGGATGGTGTGCTGCGTCTGAATCTCCAGAATACTGGTCAGGTGCAAACTGCAGACATTGTTAATTCTGGTAATGGATATGATCCTGAGAATCCTCCTCAGATTCGTGTATCACATCCTCAGCAATTTAAGAAGACTCGTTATTGGATCACTGATTATCTGGAAGCAGCGGGTAAACTGACTATCAATGATGTTGTCCAGTCACAGGATCGCTATACCTATATTTGTGGTAGCGTTACTGAGCCCGATGGTGACCAAGCAGCAATTCTTGCTAAGTTTGATGATCTGGGTCAACTGATCTGGGATCGCACTCTCATTCCTCAGAATGCCAACCAGAAGCGTGCCGAATTCGTAAGAATGACTCTTGAGGAGTCAGAAGAAAACGACCTCATTTATGTAGCAGGCCAAACTTATTCTCCTGACAACGATGTCTACAACCCAGACATCTGGATGGGTCTGTATGAGTCTGGTTTCGATAATGCTGCTGCTCCCTCAGGCATCCTGAAGTGGCAGAGAGCAATCGGTGGTATCTCTGGTAGCACAAGACGCGATTATATTACGTCTATTCGCCTTGACCAAGAAAAACAGATTTACCTGGCAGGTTATACCGATTCCAACTCACCTGATCCTTATGATATGTGGGTTATCCAGTGTAACCCCGAAGGTGACCTTGTAGAGAAGCGTAAGATTGCTTCTGAGGACGGATCTGAGAAACTTTCTCAAATTGAGTGGATCTCAAACGATCGTTTCCTGTTTATCGGTGAAAACGAAGAAAATAACGACTGTATCTTCGGTGTATTCTTCTACGATGGTGCAAACATCGAGATTGACTATATTCGCCAGATTCCTGTGGTTGGTGGACACGTCAGAGACCCCCAAATGGCATTTGACGAGTATGGTGATGCTGTTATCATCTGGAATGTCTACAATCCCGCTGCTGCTAAGTTTGATAAGGTCCAAGTCAGCAAATTCCCTTATGCAAGTGCAAACACTGGTTGGGAATGGACTAAGACCCTGACTGTTAGCGGTGACTTCCGCTCAATCAAGCACGCTGGTGTTACTGTTGACGTATTTGGCAATTATACCGTTGTTACTGACGTTGATAGTGCTCAAGACGAAAGATATGCTCTGATTGAGTATATGAAGTATGATGGCACCATTATTACTGAAACTAAAGTTGCAGATACTGGAAATATTGGTTTCCAAGCGAAGAAGCACGTTGTTGACAACTCTGGTGACTGTATTATCGTTGCAGACCGCCGTCAGAGCGATCAGATTGCTTCATATCGCTTTAATGACGAAAATCTGTCTCTGGACTTCACTAAGCAAGACCTGGCGACAATTGTCTACTCAGATCCTCTGAATACTGCACACGATACAGCAATTTATCGTTTCGGCACTGGATCGATGCGTTTGGATGCTGCAGCACCTGTGGCATACACCAATCTTGCCATGGAGACTCAAGAGTGGAGCATTCAGGCATGGTTTGCTATGAATGGCACTGCACATGGCACAAACCATGAGCCCGTCTTCTTTGACATCAATCCTACGGCAGGTGTGCCCATCAGAATGTCTATTGATGGCGATACAACCTCACCCAACTATGAGCGTGTCCTCCTGTATGTAAATAACGTCCAAGTGGCGTCTTCTACTACAACAACCAACTGGACAGCGTTTAGTGGCAATGCATGGGTCCATCTTGCCTTCCAGAAGCGTGAAGAGTCTCTTGGTCTCTATCGTTATGAGGTATACATCAACGGTAACCAGCAAATCACTTTCCAGAGCACTGACGACATCTATTTTGATGATTTGTCACTGGCAGGTCCCCAAACCGCTCCTGGTGCTACAAATTGCTTCGTTGGTCACATTGATGACTTGGTTATCGATGATACTGCACCTCATGCAACTGGTAGCTACACAGTGCCTACTGAAGAGCTCGAAATCACCACTTCTATCTCTGATGTCACTCTTATCAAGTTTGACAGACTTCAGACCAATGTTGGAAACACATATACACTGACAAATGTCAGAAACCATGGAAGCATTGCATTTACTGATGCTTCAACCCTGACATCTTGGTATGCTTTGAATATGCCCGCTCTGAGCGAATGGGAGATCGGACCTGGCGGTCTGCAGATTCTGGACATGTCTCAGACCTTCTCTACGCTGAATCCTGGCACTTATACCTTCACCAGTGAAAAAGATCAGTTTGCATCTAAGACTTCTACAGTCCCATCACCCCTGGGCAAGAAACTGCTGATTGAGGCAGATGTTGTCAATAAATTCTACATGCGTGATGCATTGTATCAGAAGATTGATAATGTCAAGGAATTCACCTTCAATCAAAATGTAAAACTGACTAAAGGCACCATTCTTCAGCAATTCAATGCTGCAGGCGTCACTACTGCTTATGGCACGATTGTAAACGTCCCTGCTGGCACTTTGGAGAATCCTGGTGTTGGCACTGTCTATGAAGTAGGTAAAGTCTTCGGCACATTCAATGATACCGATAGATTCCGCACAGTTGCTGGTGATGTCAATGAAATTGCTGGCGAATACTTTGATAGCGAAGAGCCCGAGTCACCTTGGCAGGCATCTACTGCATACCTTGCACAAGACAAAGTTTACTATCAGGGTCGTATCTATCAAGCACAAGGTGCTGGCACATCTGGCACTATTCCTCCTACCCACACTGATGGTGTTGTAAGTGATGGTGCTATCAACTGGGCATTTATTGACGCTGCAGGTAAGTTTGATGTCGATCTGACTCAACATCCTTACCCCCGTCCCCAATATATCGGTAATGACATGCCAGAGTGGCTGCCTCACCGTTTGTATGCTGTTGGGCAGAAAGTCTGGTATCGTCTCAACGTTTATGAGGTAGCACCTAGCGGTGGTGGCGTTACTACAACCACACCTCCTACTCATATCACTGGTGACGTTTCTGACGGCACTGTGACCTGGAGATTCGTAGAAACCCGTGAGCCTATCAGCGATTATGCTCGCTTCATGGAGTATGACCTGGGTAATCACTATCAGGTCAGAATCGAAGAAATCCACCCTGGATCTCAGTATATTGTTGGTGACGTTGTTTCCCTCAGAGAAAACAACATTGAGCTGGCAGAAGATGAGAAGAGTGTCAGAATCGTTGGATTCCCCTCCGTTAAGAAGATTCGTGTCACCGCTCAACTTGAAAAGGACATTATTCGCACTGGTGGTGAAGCACGCACCGAGTTTGTATATTGCACCTCAAACTCACCTCACTTCTTCAATGTGGGTGATATTATCTTCACTGAAGGTTTCCAAGGCACTCAATTCAACGGATCCTTCTTTATTGATCAAGTCCTTGGATCTAGAGAGTTTACTTTTGCAATTAGAGATACTGCAACTGATGATCCTGCATTTAACGCAAATGCAATTGCCAGCGTCAATATCTACGCTAAGCACCCAACTCTGATCTTTACTAGAGATCACCAATACATCTTTGATGTATCCGACACTTCTAACTTCGGATACTACTTGTCCTTCTCTCAGGATAACCAATATAAACTGGAATACTCCTTTAACAACATTGTTAGAGAAGGCACCCCTGGTATCAATGCAACAGGGTCAAATGCTCCCTTTGTGAAATTCTCAGTGTTGGGTGATGTGACAAACATCTCCTACTACTTCGATCCTTCACGCATCGGTGCAAATTCTCCTGTAGGTAGCAATTCCTTTATTGACGTTATCAAGACACCTTATGACGGCACGTTTACCGTCAGTGAGATTGTTACCGACTTCCAATTCAAATTCCCTCTGCTCAAAGAGCCTGAGAAGAATTCTGCTGAGGTAATTACTGACGAGTTTGATCAACCATACTCTTTCTATTCAACGACTTCTACCAGAGCAATTGGTCCTATCAACACCATCAAACTGGTGTCTGCTGGTGGTTTCTATCAGAAACTGCCTATCATCAACGATATTGCGTCCTTCCGTCAAATTGAGAAGATCATCATCAATGATGGTGGCACGGAATATGCACCTGGCGTCTACTATGATGTGCCCATCGAAGGTGATGGTGAGGGTGCAAAAGCAACCGTTACTGTTGAGTTGGATGATGAAGTGGGATCAGGCACCATCACCCAGATCAGCGTTGCCGACCCTGGTAAAGGATATACCATTGCGTCTATCGATATTGATGCTATCCCTGGTATCCTCGGTGCAACTCTTGCTGGATCTGGTGCATCTGCATCAGTTATCATTCCTGCAGAAGGCACTGGTGCATCAGTCTTCCTGACTGGTAGAAATATCGGTAAGATTAAGAGACTGAAGAATAATGAATTTGGTTTCGGTTACTCTCATGACTACACTCTGAGACCTGAAATCACATTCCCAGTCAACCTGCAACTCTTCAATACTTCTATTCTGTCTGAGATTAAGATCACAGATCCTGGTAGTGGTTACACCTCAACTCCTGCTGTTGTCATCGAAGGTGGCGGCGGTAGCGGTGCTGAAGCAGTTGCTGTGGTTAGAAACAACCGTCTGAATGAAATTCAGATCAAGAATCCTGGTGCTGGTTACTCATCCGAGCCTACGGTCACCCTGAAGTCTGAGTTTAACTACGTTGTCAACCTCGACCTCAACTATCTGCAGTTTAACTTCCCCCATGGCATCACAACTGGTGCTGCTATCCAATTCCGTGCTGACAGTGTTGGTAGCACTGTGGGTGAGCTGCCTAAGCCCAGTAGCGCAGGTTTGACATCACTGGTTGATGGTCAGATCTACTATGCAATTGCTGGTAACGAAAACTCACTGGAAAATGACCAGATTAGATTTGGTCTGACACCTCAGTCTGCTGCAGCAGGCGACTACATCACCTTCTTGACTCAAGGTAGTGGTCGTCAGGTGCTTCTGACTGAAGTCTTCGGTGGTAAAGCAGAAGCAATCGTTGAGACCTCTCGCTTCCTGGAAGGTGAGACGGTATTCCAAGGATCTAGCTTTGAGCTTGCAACTGCAACTGGCACAGTTTCAACTAATACTGGTTGGCAGATTGGTCCTAAGATCCTCAAGATTGTTGACTACGAAGGTGATTGGATTGCAGGTGAGAAAGTCACAGGCACCATCTCCAAGGCGTCTGGTGTGATCGACAACCTGAGCATTGCTCGTGGTGTGCTGAATATCGGATCTCTCACTAGGACTCCTGGTAGATTTATCGATGACGTTGGTAAGCCTTCTGAGATTGTCCAGAAGATCCAAGACTCCTTCTTCTATCAAAACTTCTCTTACGTTATTAAGTCTGAGACTCCTATCTCTAACTGGAAGACTCAGGTCCTGGAGAATAACCACGCTGCTGGTTTCGCTCTCTTCGGTCAATTGGAGTTGACTGGTGGTAAGGACATATCTGGTCGTAAGATTGGCACCGAATTCACCAAGCAGGTGAATATCAACAACTATAGTAATGTCAACCAAATCACCTCATTCGGTGCAGCACAACCTATCTACACCGACTTCAACAACACTGAAGTGCTCTTCCGTAAGAAGCGTCTGACTTCTTCTGAGGAAATTCTGACTTCTATCGTTAAGAAACTGGATGATTACTCTGGTAGTTTCAACGGTATCGACAAGCAATTCCCCATCACTGTTGAGGGTGAGCAAGTCATCGTTAACCAGAATCAGTTGATGATTACACTTAATGGTGTGATTCAGGCACCTGGCGATTCATATCAGGTGGTTGGTGGCAACCTCGTATTCTCTGAAGCACCTAGACCTTCCTCTAAGGTAACTTACAGAATCATCGAAGTCACTCCTACTCCTATCTACAGAATCAATCTGTATTCTGGTCAGGCAGGCATTCCCAACTATGGTATCTTCCCCACATTGGGTCAACAGGTCCAAGGTGCAAACTCTGACACCTTTGCAACCGTAATCGACTCTGGCACCAATCACTTGGATGTGATCAACCTTTCAGGTGGCACTTTCGAGTTGAATGAAGAGATCAAGCGTGGCACTCTCTTCTCTGCTTTGATTCAGTCAGTTGACCTGCTCAATACTGACACTATCTTTGAATTTGGTGAGTCTCTCACCAATATGGAAGGAGACACTGCAATCGTTGAAGAAACTAACCTTGTCGATGGTGTTATCACAGATCGCCTGGTTGTCAGTAAGACTTCTGGCACCGCCAAGTTTGAAACTGGCATCTTTGACTTCAAACTGAATGAATTCATCTACTCAGCATCTTCTAAGATTGCTGGTCAGATTACATTCATTTCACCCTATATCGATCCTGTTACAGGTGATGTGGTGACTGAGTTGGAGATTAACCCTGGATCTACATTCTACGGTCTGCTGTTTGAGCGTCTGGTTAGCATCACCAACCCCAACATCATTCTGGACGATATCTCCAAATCTTCTATTACTCCTACTGAGTTGTATAACGATGAAGAGCGTATCAATGCTGACTTCCTCGACTTTGAAGAAGTTAGAAGCACTGAAGTTACCTACACTGACCTGACTGGTGGACAACTTACTCCTGGAGATAAGATCCAAAACAGAAGAGTTTACTATGGTAACCCAGTCTCTGCATATCATGGCACTGCAGGCAATAGATTCTATGATGCTGCAACTCGTATCAGAGAGAATAAGCAACAACTGATTGATTGGGGCGATGCTGAGATCGTCGTTGAGCATCCTGACTTCTACTATCCTGGCGATGTCCAGACAAATGAGTGGAGCAGATTTGCTGACGCACATCGCTTCATCCAGAAGAATAGACAATACATCGCTGCTAAGGCATACGATGATATGAAGACCCAATTCCCTTCATTCACCGATCCCAATCCCGCTAAGTGTAAGCGTGACATGGAGATCTTCATGGAGTCTCTGGGTGCTGACATCTATCGTGGTGGTAACGTCTACATCCGTAAATTTACTCAACAGTATTTTGATAGTACTGGTGCTCTAGTCTATGTGGATGGCGAGACTCTTGAAACTCGTTATGCATATGAAAAAGTCAAGGATTATGTCCTGCTTGCTATCACCAATAACCTGAGTGGTCAGTATACCGCTCTCTATGGTCCTGACGCTGGCACTGTATATGATGCATACCAAGATCTGACCATCACTGCTGACCCATCACCTAATGATGACTACGGCACTGCTGGCAGCAACGTGGATAACACTGATCCTGATGGTTGCTCTGATGTCCAAGATGCCCTGACAACTCTGTGGGAGATTGTCGATGAGGCACTGACAAATGGCACTCTGTCTGAGTTGCCTGATGAGCAAGTGGGCACTTACTCTCCTGGTCAGGTCAAGTGTCGTCGTGACGCTGGTCTGTTTGTCGATGCTCTGGCAAATGACATTGCACAAGGTGGCAACTTCAACACTGTAGAATTCACCAGATCTTACTTCGATGGTGCTGGTGTCCCTCTGACGAATGGTCTGGTTGGCGAGACTGCTGAGTCAATCACTGTCTTCAACAAGATCCGTGACCTGGCATA